TCTCGATGCGACAAACATCATAACGGAGGTGGTAAGTGAATAATGTCGACTGGACGATCTACGCGCAGTACGTGAACTCAACCAGCCTGCGGTCACTGATTGACACCTTTAACGCTTCTGTAGCGCCAGAGGACTGGATAGACACGTTCTATGACCTCGTATTCAACATCGAGACCTGTGGAGATTACGGGCTGATGTGCTGGGGTAAAATCGTTGATGTAGAGCGTTTGCTGACTGTGACGCCATCCCAGCAGTTTCTGGGGTTTGGCGAAGCGACCAGCACCCCGGCAGAACTCACCGACCCTCAACCCTTTAACCAGGCGCCTTTCTATACAGGCGTGCAGGACACGAACACAGTGGTCCTGACCAATGATGCATACCGCAAGCTGATCATGTGTAAAGCGATGGCGAATATCAGCGACTGCACTGTGCCAGTCATGAATCGCATGCTGATGTACATGTTCGGCGCCAGCGGGCGGGCTTACGTGCGTGACGATGGCAATCATGTCATGAGCTACGTATTCGAATTCCAGCTTTCCGATTCTGAGCTGGCCATAGTGCAAAGCTCCGGCGCGCTTCCTTCCCCTCCCGGGGTAAAAGTTAACATCGTTCAGGAGGTCTGAATTGAATAATTCAGCCATACCGTCACGTCTGACGGTCGTATTTTCTGCTAATGGCGACAAAAATGCCATCCCCG